CAGTAATCCATTGCTACAGTAATGCTTAGTTCTACTGTTTCATCAGTAGCCCAATCAAATCCTCCTTGATCCATATCTGTTATAAATGCTCCTACTATTACCCATTCACTAACAATGTCACCTACAGGTCCTAAAACTTGTAGAGTTAAATCTTTTTTGTATAGATCTGAATATCCTGCACGACCAGTCACTGACTCATAAGATAGTCTAGCCCAGTCCATCACTGCTTGAGCACCAGATGGTGTAATTGGATCATAAAGGGTCATATCGATATCACCCCATTCTCTCTTACCTCTAATCTTACGGTAAGAATTCATATGATCAAGTTTTATAGAGTTGTCAGTAAAATTTGGACCAGCTGCTGTTCTAATCATAAACGATGGTATACCGTCTACGAACATTAAGAATCTATTTTGCACCTTTGGTTCAAAGGATCTGAACATTATTTCGTTTGAGTCTACTACTGCCATTGTATTATTTTATTATAAATATCTATAAATTTAATTATGCTCCAAATGTAGCTCCTGTTGGCTCAATTGTAAAGTCTAAAATTACATACTCAACTGTCTTAGCAGGTTGAATAAAAATTTGACCAATCAATTGGTTTCTATCGATTACATCTGATGTGTTGTTTGTGTCATCCATAACAACACGGTAAGCATAAAGCCCTTGTTGTTGTACCACTGATTCTAAGTAAGGGTTAACTTGAGCTAAGAATCTGTTTCTTGTTACGTTAGTATTTTGTTCGAATACTAAGTTTCTAGATACATCACTTACAAACTTTTTCAAAGTAATAAGCAATCTTCTAACATTTACTCTGTCTAATGCTGAAGCTGCTTTTTGAAGTGTTTTCTGACCAAATACTGCAATACCACTTCCTGGGAATGTAGCAATTGGGTTAACATTAGCATTGTATAGTGTATCTCTTTGTGATCTTGTTAATTTTCTTTCAGCTTGAATTACGTTAGGAATACCTCCTCTTGTTAAACCTGCTGGTGCAAACCATGGTGCTGCTGCTCCATCTGTAAATGCATATACACCTGGAATTACTACTGATGCAGGTACGAATTCATTTTTACCAGTTGATGATTGAGTTTGTAGCCAAGGCCAGTAAGCTGCTGCATAAGAAGAGTTAAGAGTAGCTGCTGTACCAGTTACATTTGATACCGTTGCTCCATAATTTTGTAAATCTACTACTGCAATACAATCTCCTCTTGATTCTGCTAAAGAAATTAGTGAATCTAATTGAGTTTTATGTTCTCCAAACTCATAAATTAATCCAGGAGCTGAAATAATATTAAATACGTATTCATCCTTATTACCTAAGATATTAATTGCATCTGCATACTCACCACCTTGTAAACCTTGAGATCTAGTACCATCAATATTTTTAAAGTAATTATTTTCTACTCCTGTTACAAAGTTGGCACCAGCAGCTCCGTAGAATGAACCTGAAGTAGCTGTTGGAAGAGATCCAGTAAACGAACTTTCTCTTATTTGTCCATCATTTCCTAAATAATCTAATGTTTGTCTAGATACTGCAGAAACTCTTACGTATTTAGATTTATTAGCGTACTCACCATTTACAGAAATATAAGTTACTGATCCGTCTGTAGATTTAGATTTACTTTGGTTACCAATTACTGATTCGATATAATTCTCAGAATTAGGGTCTAAAGATAAATCATTCCATGTTTCAAGTACAATTTTGTTTTTAGAATTATCATTACCTTGTCTAACTAAAAGGGAAAAAGTACCTTTATTACTGTTAACATTAGTAACTTCCCATCTAAGGTTGTCTGCTGATCCGGACTTTAATGATCCATCGCTGTTCTCTTCTGCAGATCCAACATAAGTACCAGAGCCTGTCATATTATTTAATACGACTCCTTTACCTAATGTTTGTAGTGTAAAAGGTGCTGCTCCAGCGTCTGTTGCTGTTACACCTGAGTTACTAGCTCCTGTCCAATCTGCTGATGAAGTTACAACTCTAGTTACAAGGACTGAATTTCCTCCTTGTCCGAAGTATGATTTTACTGCTAATGAAGTTAAAAATTCTTGTTTAGTTGAACCAGTTGTAAATGTAGTACCAAACACTTTTTGGTATTCGCCATAAGAACGAACTAAGGTTGGTTCTTCAACAGGTCCTTTTACTGTAGGTCCAATAATAGCTGCCCCAGCTTCAATTGCAGCAGGAGCGATAAAAGATATGTCATTTTCTCTTGCTAGTACGCCTGGGGAGATTAATGTTTCTGCCATGTTATGTAAGTTAAATTATTGAGTACTCTTATAAATATCTTAATGCATACCAAAACATAATTATCATTTGGTACTGCTATGCATATATAAATAGAGTGATTACTCCGTAAAATTATGCACTAGGAATAAATGTACCAGTAGAAATATCTACTGTCCCTTGCCCGTATTTGTCTTGCAGTGATTTAGAAATGTTGTATTCGTTTTCGACTGCTTTGACATATAAAGATTCAGCTCTTTTTTTTCTTTCTGCTAATTCTAATTCTATTATAGATATTTGTCCAAACTCATTAACTATGTTATTTTTTACAGTTTTGGCATTTATTAGTTGATTTAGTTCGTCTTCTGTTATTTTAATTTTTGACATAAGGTTTGATATATAGATTAATAAATAATTGTTTGTAATAAGGTTGAAGGTTTTTAAACTCTTCAACTTGTTGTAATTTGTCTGTG